GTATTACTAAAGTGACTTGCTCTATAGACGAAAACGTAACTCTAATAGACTTAGTAGATTCAAAAATACAAGATCTTAATGCTAAAACTATTTATAATAAGGTAATTAAAGACATAAACTTAGACGACTATAGTCACAAGCTAAGAAGTCACAAGTTGGACACAGCAGCTTTACAAGAAAAGAAACTAGAATTGAGTCAGGCCAATACCAATCTACGTAATAGTAGAAAGAAAATGGAAAAATTGGCCGAACTTAAGTACGATCCTAACTGTAAGTTCTGTATGGACAACGTTTTTGTTAAGGACGCTATAGAAACTAAGAACTCTATACAAGAAGAAGAGAAAGCTGTCAAAGAATTGGAAAGTGCGGTTGAACTTTTAGAACGTAGAATCAAAGATTGCTCAAGTGCTATCGAAATTAAAGAAGCAAAAGAACAATACGAGAAAGATTTACAGGCTTTAGAAGCACAAAAGAACAAGTACAACGCAGAAGACAATAAGTTTAAGAAGAAATTAAACGACGCTGAAACTTTATTGTCCAACATTGAAACAAAAATAGAGTCTCACAATCAACAAGAGCAAGCTATTCAGAGAAATAAAGAAATAAACGCTGAAATAGAAGATCTAAACAAGAATCTTAAGGCTATAGACAAAGAATTGGATGGCATTAACGACACAATATCAGATATCACGGCTAACAGGAAACTTGCGCAGAGCAATAAGAACAAATACGAGCAAGGCATAAATAAATTGAAAGGACTAGAGACCAAATTCAAAGACTATCAGTACTATTTACAAGCGGTACACAGAGACGGAATTCCTCACAAGTTAATTGCTAACATTATTCCTCAAGTTGAAGAAGAAATCAATAATATTCTGGCTCAATTAGTAGATTTCCAAGTAGTTTTACACGCTGACGATAAAAATATAAATGCATACATTGCTTATGACGAAAATAATTTTTGGCCTCTTGAACTTACTTCAGGAATGGAGAAGTTTGTGGCGAGTCTTGCTATCAGAACCTCTCTTATCAACGTATCCACTCTTCCTAGGCCAAACTTTATGGCAATAGATGAAGGCTTTGGAGCGTTAGACCAAACTAATCTGAGCTCTATGGTCATGCTATTTGACTATCTTAAGACGCAATTTAAGTTTATCATGATCATATCCCATATTGATTCTATGAGAGATGTGGTAGATCACCATATAGAGATCAACAAAGTTAACGGTAGATCCAAGATAGAACAGGCTGCATAGATATTTATTACCATGATCAAGACCGTCATCGCCATATATCCAGGTCGTTTCCAACCATTTGGTAGACACCATGCAGAAGCATTCAAATTTTTAAAAGGTAAATTTGGAGACAAAAATACGTTCATAGCTACTTCTGATGTGGTTAATCCTCCAAAAAGTCCATTGAATTTTAAAGAGAAGAAGCAAATCATAGACAAATACGGGTTTGGCAAAAATCTAATTCAAGTCAAGAATCCCTACAAGGCAGAAGAGATCACTAGCAAGTTTGATCCTAAGACTACAGCAGTCGTTTTCATGGTTGGAGAGAAAGATATGAAGGAAGATCCTAGATTTAAGATAGGAACTAAGAAAGATGGTAGTCCTTCTTACTTTCAACCTTACAAATCAGACACTAAAATGAACGGTTACATAGATAACGGATATTTGGTCGTTGCTCCTCATACTTCTTTTAAAATTACAGGATTTGGAGAGATGAGTGGCACTACAATTAGACAGGCACTATCTTCTAAGTCTACTCCACAACAATACAAACAACTTTTTACCGACATATTTGGTTGGTACGATGAAACTATAGCAAACATGTTGAAAAAAAAGTTTTCTACGACTAACAGTTTAAAAGAGACTGCTAGCTTTGAAAAATCCCTTATATTAGAGTACTTAGTTTATAATTTACTAACAGAAGGTGGAGCAGCTGGACACATGGCACACCCTTTTGATATTCCTTCAGTGAAGACAGGTAAAGATCTTGTTAGTGTATTTCAAAAAACAGGAGAATTTTTAACCAAAAATCCCGTTCCAGTAAAAATAGACGGAGTAAATGCTTCTATTAGATTGGCTAAAGTAGACGGAAAGACTCAGTTCGTAATGGACAGAGGTTCTAATAAGCCACTAGACGTTAAAGGCATTACTTCAAAGGATCTTACTGATAGATTCGGAGAAGGCCACGGTATGATTAGAGTGGGTGGTAAGGTATTAGAGATATTCAACAAAGCTTTACCTTCTATTAAAGGAGAACTACAAAAACTAGGAATGTTAAACGATCCCAATAAGATGTTTAATATAGAATACGTAGAAGGCAAATCAAACGTTCAAGAATACGAGAGCAATTTCTTGGCCATACACAATATATTAGAACTTGAAAGAGTAAGTCCTACTAAGAGAGTTACCAAAGAAACCGACTACGATAGAAAAGCATTGGCAGAACTTATTAAGAAGGTAAATCCAATTGCTAAAAAATACGATTTTGAAGTGATGGGAGAAATTCCTGCTAAATTAAAAAGCAAACCCAACTTCTCTTCAGCTCTTTCTAAAAACTACACAGTAGTTTTAACAAAGGGAAAGAAAGAAACTAAATCATTAAACGATTGGTTGAATAAGGCCAAAAACACTAAAGGACTAAAGTTAAAATTAAAAGACGGAAAAACTGTTGACGCTCTAAGCAAACAAGTATTCATCTGGATAATGGACGGAAAACCAGTTGATCAATTGGTATCAGACATGAAAGACGCTCAAATAGCAATAGACTCTTTCGTAATATACAACGCTACAATGTATTTGGGAGACGTGATACTAGACTCTTTGACTTCTCCATTAGGCGACGTTAAAGATCAAGAAGGAATTGTGGTTAGAGATAAAGCGGTATACGATAAGCCATATAAAATAACTGGATCTTTTATATTAAGAGGTCTACAAACAGCTTTTGGAAAATGACGGCTAAAGAAAAAATAGAAATCATTGAAGAGTTTATTGGCTTTGCGCAAGACTTTTTACAAATAGAAGATCTTCCTCAGATAAAGTTTGTAACAAATAGAGAATGGGCCACCCAATTTCACAGTTTTGGTAGATACAGAAATGAAAACAAAGACATTACGGTTTATTTAAAGAATAGAAACTTAGCAGATATACTTAGAACGCTGGGCCACGAATTAGTGCACCACAGACAGAATGAATTGGGCATGTTAACTATGACAAGCGGAGAAACTGGATCTGAAATAGAAAACGAAGCAAATGTCAAAGCAGGCATAATGATGAGGGACTTCGGTAAAACCCACGAGGAAATTTACGAATCCTATGGGCAGAAGTTCAACAAATTCTTAAGAGAATTAAAAAAAGACTAATATGGAAAAATCGGTTTTGAAAAAAGAGTTTAGCAAGAGAGATGTTCAAAGGATGAGGAACATTATTACTGGCCAAACAGGAGCTGCTACGCAGACTCTTTCTGGTTGGGAAAAGAAACATATAGACCATACAGAAGGAGACGTTTGGGAAGAAGAGGGACGTACCTGGACTATAAAGAACGGAATTAAGCAGAACCTTACTAAGTTGGATGGTATAAAGAAGTTGGTGGTAATGCCAATAGCGTGTCCCAACTGTGGTAAACACATGAAAATAAATGCTGTTAATAAAAAAATGTACTCAATTCACAAAATGTGTTTAGAGTGTGTTGTTAATATGGAGGCCAAGATCAAACTAGAAGGCAATTGGGAACAATACGAGAAAGGCATAGTAAAAGCTAATGCACTCGCAAGTTTAGTTGACTTTGAAAAGGCCGTAGACTCATGGTATAAAGAAAAAGACTCATTTGTATCAGAATCAGGAGAAGTAGAAAGTTGGGGAGGTGGAGACAAGACAAAGATGTACGAAGAGATCAAAGCCAAACTACAAGAGATGAAAAACACCGATATTTATTAATAAAATTTTTATAAATGCCAGCGGTATCTAAAAAGCAACAAAAATTCATGGGAATCGTTCACGGATTACAAAAAGGAACGGTTAAGCCATCAGAGGTATCCAAAAAAGCACAAAAAGTAGCAAAAGACATGAAACCAAAAGCAGCGACAGACTTCGCATCAACAAAACACAAAGGACTTCCTACAAAAGTTAAGAAAGAAAACGTAGATGGAGCAATAGATACTCTATATATGGTTAAAAAGCCTTTCGATGGCTGTAACGCTAGCTCTTTAGTAGCTCCAATTAATCCTTTACAGGGCACGCAATATCCTCAAGATCAAATCCAAGGTGTATTTCCAGACCAAGATCAAGCAATGGCTATCGCTGAAACGCTTTACGAAGAGTATTGTTCTAGAATGGAAGCTTTAGAGGAAAAGAAAGGCGCTGTAACAGGCAAAATCTCTTCTGCTATCGACGCTTTAGAGAAGAAAAGAAAAGAACACGTAGATGCTGCTAAAGCTGATCCTAAGAATGCATCACAACACAAAGATAAAATCGCTATGATAGCTACAAAGATCGATGATTTAATGAGTAAGCTTGAAAAAGTAGAAAGATCAAAGAAAGCAAAAGAAGAAGAATCTAAAAAAGATAAAAAATAATGGAAGAAGTAGCAAAATTTGTATCTACTCTATTAAATAGTCGTCAACAATCTCAAGTATATCATTGGCAGGCTGTTGGTGAAGGCTCTAATGCTGTTCACGAAGCATTAAACGAATACTACGATAAAATAGTTAAAAAGGTAGACGGATTAGTCGAAGCTATACAAGGCAGACACGGTATTGTAAGTGGATACAATTTACAATTTAACGTTAGAGAAGACAATAAGCCTTTGGTTTATTTTCAAGCTTTGGTTAAATACGTAGAAATGGCAAGAAAAAGAATACCTCAAGACTCTTATATACAAAATCAAGTAGACGAGATAGTAGATTTAATAGAAACAACTAAGTATAAATTAGAAAACTTAAGATAGTGATTAAATTAAGCCTTTTACTAAACGAAATACTTCAAGAAAAGTCTTGTTGGAAAGGATATATCGCTAGAGGTACTAAGAAAAAAGGCGATAGAATGGTTCCTAACTGCGTTCCATTGGAAGAGGAAGAGCAATTAGAAGAAGCAGAATATCAAGGTAGAAAAGTTACTTTAAATAAACCATTTTTAACTCCTGATGGACCTAAAAAGAGATCAGTGTACGTTAAGAATGCGAAAGGAAACGTAGTTAAAGTAAATTTCGGTCAAAAGGGTGTAGCGATTAAGAAACACTTGCCTAAACATAGAAAATCTTATAGAGCAAGACACGGATGTAGCAATCCTGGCCCAAAATGGAAAGCAAACTATTGGTCTTGTAAAGCCTGGTAAACCATGATAAAATTAAAAGACATACTATTAGAAATGGGCTCAACTACGATTGCGCCCGTTTTGGATTTATACGATACTAACCCAGAAAGAGTATCAAGTGTTCTATTTCCTGGACAAAAAACAAAGTCCAAACAAGAAGTAGAACAAGAGCTAAGAGGATTAGACTACAACGAATTCTCTCAATTTAGAGATGAATTAGGAGTGGAGATAGAAGAGGCTGAAAGAACTAAAGCTGGTAAAAAAGTAAATAAAGCCTATCTTACTAAGAATAAGAGCGCAATGAAGAAAGAAATCGATAGAGTCGCTAAATTAAAGAACGACGATCCTTCTGCTTACACTAAATGGGATGCAGATTACGCAGACAAAGATAAAAAGAAACCTTACAAGACCAAAAAATCAGCAGCAACTTCAGCTTACGAAAAAAGATTCGGCGAAAGCATTAACGAAGGAGACGCAGATACAGCTTTAGCTAACAAAGCTAAAGCAACTGGTATTTCAAAATCTGTTTTAAGAGGCGTATACGATAAAGGACTAGCTGCATGGAAAACTGGCCACAGACCTGGAGTTGGACAACATCAATGGGCAATGGCAAGAGTTAATTCTTTTGTAACTGGAAAAGGTGGAGCAAGAAAAGCAGACAAAGGTTTATGGAAAAAAGCAAGCAAATCTAAAAATAAAAAAAGCAATATAGAAGAGATTAATTTAAAAAAAGTGCTAGGAACAGCCGCGTTAGCCGCAGGATTAGCAGGTTCTCCAAATATGGCAAAAGCACAAGAGCCAATTAAAGCTCCAACTACACAAGTTCAAAAACAAGACACCGCAACAACTGGATTTGGTCTTGGAAAATCTTCTCAAGAGCATACAGCCAGAACAATGGCAAGATTGAACGCTACAAAAGATCTAATGCAAAAGTTAGGAAAGACAGAACTTAATGCAGGCGTAGAAATATTAGATTCAAAAACGTTCCAAACAAAAAATGGTTACGAAGTTGAAATGAAAGTTAAAATATCGCAATAAAATACCAAATAATGAAACTTAAAGACATTCTTAAAGAAGCAGTAGCCGAAATCTCTTACAAAAAATCAGGTTTAAAAAATCCAAACTTAGCGGATTTAGACAAAGATAAAAACATCTCTTCTTGGGAAAAGAAAAGAGGCGGAGCTATTGAAAAAAACATGAAAACGGAATTTAAGTCTCAAGCTCCTAAGAAAGAAGGGATAAGATTTGGTAACGAAGAAAGACCAATGGAAACTATGCCTTCATTATCAAGATCTGAGATGAGCGCAATGGATTCTAGAAATAATATATGTAAAGAGTGCGGAGCTTCTATGATGTACGAAGATAAGATGTGTTCAGAGTGTGGATATATGGAAATGGAAGAAGACGGCGATGCTACTTCTTTACCATCATCTCTTATTGATGGACCAGTTAAAGACGACGAAGATGCATATTCTGAAGCAATGGATCACGAAGTTTCTATGGCACAAAATAGTTTAAAAGCAATTGTTAGCGCAGCTAGCGAATTGATAAATAAAATGGGTCAAGAAGAAAAAGATATTCCAGCTTGGATTCAAGATCATATTACTAACGCTGAGAACTATATTCAACAAGCTAGTCAAAACTATCATGAGTACGGAGAACCTGAACACAAAGACGGCGTAGATTTAGAAGATTTGATGGAAGCAAAGAAAAAACCTTCTGCTGGTTTAAGCAAGGCACAAAAATCAACGATAGCTAAAAAAGCTACAGCTGGTAAAGATATTGGTAAAAAAGGAAAAGGTTTCGCTGCAATTGAAAAAAAGGCAAAAGAAAGCGGAGCAGATAATCCTAAAGCGGTAGCTGCAGCAGCAATGTGGAAAGGCGCAGCAAAACGCGCTAATAAATAATTATAAACATGAATCTAGATAAATTAAAAGGACATATACCAGACAAAGTAATTGAGCAAATTCCTGGAGTAATGGAGAAATTCGAAATTAATACTCCATTAAGATTGGCTCATTTCCTGGCTCAGTGTGGTCATGAATCTGGAGGATTTAGATTGACAAAAGAAAACCTAAACTACTCAGCTAAAGGTTTGAATGGTATATTTAAAAAATATTTTCCTACTTTAGAATCAGCAAAAGCTTACGAAAGAAAACCTGAGAAGATTGCTAATAAAGTGTACGGAGGTAGAATGGGTAACGGTCCAGAAGCATCTGGAGACGGCGCAAAATATTGTGGTCGTGGTTACATTCAATTGACTGGAAAAGATAACTATACAGCATTCGGTAAATCAATCAACGAAGATATTGCGGCTAATCCAACAGTAGTTGCAGACAAATACGCTTTATTATCTGCAGCTTGGTTCTTTAGCAAGAACGGTTTGCACAAGTTAGCTGATTTGGGTGCTACAGATGATGTAGTAACTAAGATTACAAAGAGAGTAAACGGTGGAACTATAGGATTACCTGACAGAATTAAACACTTTAAAGAGTATCACGCTCTACTAGCATAATGAATAAAGATTTAGACATATTAAAGGCAATTCTTTCTGAAGCTGAAGGCGACGAAGTTAAAGCGGCTAAAGACAAAGAAAAAGAAGTAAAGAAAAACGACGCAGAAGAAAAAGCTGACGACAGAGCTAACGAAAAAGAAGACAAACCAGATTCTCCTTTCGATAAGGACCCAATGGGTTTTATTCTTAAGAAGTATCATACTTTGAATGAGTTATTGGCAGAATTAATGACTCCAGATTTTAAAGAATACATTACAGCAATATTCATTCAAGCCCCAAAGCCTACTACGTTTAAGATAGTTTTGCACAATAGCCAATACTTCTTTTTAACTTATATGGGAGAAGGAATGTATGAAGCAATTATTTCTGGTAAAAGACATTATCTATCAAGTATAGGTGAAAAGGAAAGAGCGATGAAAGGAATTACTAGAATACTAAAGCAAGGAAGTCCGTTAAAAACAAAAGGACCAGAAGGAGCAGAACAAGGAACTAGACCAGATGGAGAAGACGATGGCAGTTTAAGCGGTGGAAATAATAATGGAGGCGGAGATCAAACAGGAGTTGAAACTTCACCAGCCGCAGAAGAAGGCGGAGAAGAAGAAACAGAACCGCTAACAGAAAGCATAATTTTAAAGAGTATTATAAAAGAAGCTCTAACTACAGATCTAAGAAATTCTCTTAATTCAGAAATGAAAAAGATGAATTTACCAGGAGATAAAGGCAAAAAGAAACCAGATCACTTAAGATATCAGTTGGGTACAGATCCAGCAAAATCTCTCGCTAAAGCTGCTGATAAAGTAATTGGCAAGGGAAATTATACAATGTCTGATGTTAAAATAGGAACAAAAGACTCGGCTTCTGGAACCTATCCTACAATAAAAATCACAGTAACAAAATCAACTCCTAGTTTTAAAAAGGGAGAATTTGTATTGATAGTAAACCAAACCGGCCAAGAGAATAAAACAGTTACTTTTAAAGCATTGACTCCCGTTAATTTGGGAATAGCTGGAGAATACAAAGATTTAAACAGTATCGTAAGTGCTACAACTAAAGCTGTTCAAAAAGACAAAAATTTAGGAAAGATACTTACGGCTCTAGTTACTGATACTGCAAACAATACGCCCGCTTCAAAATCAGGACTTTCTAAATTAAAAAGCGGTAAAGTAAATGTACCTTTATCAAAACAAACTACGCCTTTATTGGCTTCTATTTCTAAACAAGATAAAAATACAATTGGTAAAGATTTTGGAGAAATATTGGGAGGCATATTCTTAGGCAAACACGTAGGAATCAAAAAAGGCCTTAACTTCCCTAAAGGAAATGAACCATTAGTTGACTTCTATATAGACGGATACAAGATATCTTCTAAATACGAGAAAGGTGCAACTGCTTCTTTAACAGATTTATTAAAAGCAATTGACGTAAATCAAATAAAAGGAGAAAAAGATCAATATGCTCTATACAAAGCGTTGCTACCTATGCTTAGCGAAACAAGTCCTAACGCATTCTTAAAAGTAGCATCAGCTTTTCCAAAAGATATGCCAGCAATCACTACATTAGCAAGCATTATAGGCACTGACGCAAAAGATTTAACCGCTCAGAAAATTAACGATTATTTAAAGAAACTTTTTGCAAAAACAAATGCAAATACAGCAGCAAAAAAAGACGCTGTATTCTTTAAAAAATTCAATCCATTTTTTAATCAAACCAAGAGATTACCAGGAAAAGGTGCTAAAGTAGATTGGGATACAATGAAGAAAAAAACTGGTGACAATGGATACTACGGAGCTATAACTTCTCCTTTGTCTTATTATGTAGCAGATCAAATGAATACAAAACCTAAATTTGTACAGGCATTAAAAGAAATTATCTCAAAAACAGAGGTTAAGCAAATGTACTTAACTTTCGATTTAAAAGAAGGTGGTAGCATGACTTTTGATATTAGATCTTTTAACGATCCTAATGCTAAGTTTAAATTCGATATTCCTAGCTTAAGCACTTTGAACCCTACGAGTAGCAAACTTGGATTCTCGTTAAGCAAATAGTTGATCACCATAGACTTTAGTTAAAAAGTATCAAGAAAATTTATTAAATTGGTTATATGAAAAAGACTACTTACGGTGTCATGAAAACTATCGATGGCATTACAATTCATTACGTACAAGATCCAGGTCAGAATAGAAAACCTCACAATTTAAACGGACCTGCGATGATTTACCCTGACGGTAAAGAGGAGCATTACATAAATGGGCTAAAAATGAACGCTTCCCAATTTGCGCTGATTAGCAAAAAGCGTATTTACAGCTCGGTGGAAGAAGAAGCTTAGTGATATATTTATTAGAAAACTAAAAAACTATGAAAATAGCAGTAAAAGGCGCAATTGCCTTATTTTTATTGGCCGGTATTTGGCTAATCTACAAAGAATTTGACGGAGTTAGATTCAAGACAGAGGCTTACGAAAACAAAATAGAAGAATTAGCAGTTCAAATCGATTCTTTACACGGTCAGAACGATAGTTTAGAAAATACAATTCAAATAGTAGAACAAGAGAACGTTATTTTGGAGCAAAAAACAAAAACGCTATCTGCTAAAGTTAAAGACTTAAAAGAAGACAAATCTGAATTGGAAGCAGCTGCAAAATTAAGACCTCACGAAATAGATAGCTTCTTCGTAAACAGATATGCAGAGCAATACAAAATTCCAACAGCTGATACAACTATATTACCAGTGCCAGTTTCTAAAGCAGTTGTAGTTGACTTGGTTGATTTAGACAGAACTAAAAATATTGTTTTAAACCAAGACAGTTTAATCACTAACTTAGAATCTACAGTAAACGGTAAAGATAAAATTATAGTTACACTAAGAACTAAAGAAGGTAATTACGAATCAATCATACAAAAGCAAGTAGAGCAACAAAACAACTACAAAGTAATTGTTGAAGGTTTAAAAGGCGACATTAGAAAATTGGATAGAAAAAATAAGTTGAATAAGATCACAAAATTTGCAATGGGAGCCCTAATCATAGGTCTTGCTGCAACGCATAAATAATGTCAGAGAGCCAGATTGATATAAAACAAAGGATCAAGGAAGAATTTGTAAGGTGCGCTCAAGATCCAGTGTATTTCATGAAGAAGTACTACATGATCCAACACCCGCAAAGAGGTCGAATGCTGTTCGACCTTTATCCGTTTCAAGAAAAAGTTTTAAAACTATTTCAAAAACATCCGGATTCCATTATAAATAAGTCAAGACAATTGGGTATCTCTACCTTAGTGTCCGCGTATTCTTT